ACATAAAGCCAAATGCATGAGGTGAAAATCCAGCTAACGGAGCCGCAAGAGGCTTTCGTTTTCAGCAAGGCCCGTCATCCGGCGATGGTGGCGGGCTTTGGCGCTGGCAAGTCTGAGGCGGCTGTGGTGCGCCTGGCGTTGCTGGCCCTGCAATATCCTCGCATGGACTTTGCGTTTGTCGAACCAACCTTCGACCTGGTGCGGCTGATTGCATGGCCGCGCTTTGCCGGCATCTTTGAACGCTGGGGAATCGGCTTTGAGCTAAACAAGGGTGACAACATCGGAACGCTCGAAAACGGCAGCCAGATCATCTTTCGTTCAGCAGACGCACCGGAACGGCTGGTAGGCTTTGAAGTGGCCGACGCGATCATCGACGAAATCGACACGCTGAGAGAGGCGCACGCTTCCGACGTGTGGACAAAGATGTTGGGCCGGTGCCGACAATCAAAGCCTGATGGCGCAGTCAACACGCTGGCTGCCGTGTCAACGCCGGAAGGCTTCAAGTTTGTCTATAAGACTTGGGGCCGCGATCCGAAGCCCGGTTATGAATTGATCAAAGCGCCAACTAACTCCAATCCATATCTGCCCGCCGGCTATGCCGACCAGTTGCGGGCCGCCTATTCATCTTCGCAGCTTTCCGCATATCTTGACGGTGACTTCGTCAACCTTGTGAGCGGCAGCGTATATTCAGAGTTTGACCGCAAAGAGAACAGCACTTTCGAAACGATTTACATCAGCGAGCCGCTGCATATCGGCATGGACTTCAACGTGGGCAACATGAGCGCCGTCATCGGCGTTATGCGCCAGGGCAATCCGATGGCGCTTGATGAGCTAACCGGCATCCGTGACACGCCAGCCATGATCGACACGATCAAGAGCCGCTACAAAGGCCACGCGATCAACATCTATCCCGACGCTAGCGGCGGATCGCGCAAGTCGATCAACGCCAGCCTGTCGGACATCGTGCTGTTGCGGAACGCCGGCTTCACGGTGCTGGCCCATGCGTCTAATCCGCCCGTCAAGGATCGCGTCTTGGCGCTTAGTCAGATGATACATAACCAAGGCAAGCGCCGCTTGCTAGTCAATCCAGATCGCTGCCCGTCATTGACTGAGGCGCTGGAACAGCAAGCCTATGACAAGAACGGCGAACCGGACAAGGCAAACGGACTTGATCACTTAAATGATGCTCTAGGCTATTTCATATTCTACAAATATGGCATATCACGCGGGCCAGTTCGCTTCGCGCAGATAACAGGAGCTTGATGCCTTTGCCGCGCGGCGCACCTTGTGCTAATGTAGCGGGCGCAATGTATCACCGGGGCTTGCCTAATGGCCGTCAATAACACGCACAAACAATATGACGCTTATCGGTGGCGCTGGCGGCGTTGCCGTGACGTGATCGCAGGCCGCGATTCCGTGTTGCAGAATGGCCGCCAAGGCCAGCGGTTTCAGGGCAGTCTATACGATCCGGTTTTCAGCCAAGAGATTTATCTGCCGCGCCTTAGCGGGCAGTCGGAATCTGAATATCGCAGCTACGCCGAACGCGCGGCGTTCTTCAATGCCAGCGGGCGCACATTGGATGCGCTCACCGGCCTGATCTTCGCCAAGAATCCGCAGATGGAGTTTCCGCCAGCCATTGAGCGGTTTTCCGATGACATCACGCTGGCCGGTGATAACTTGCGCGAGTTCAGCGAACAGATCGTTGAGGAACAGATTGCCGTGGGCCGTGTCGGCATCATGGTGGATTATCCCGCCGATGTGCCAAGCAGCCTTTCAGTTGCCGCCGCAGAGGCGCTCAACATCAGACCATTCATGCGCCTATACAAAGCGGAGACCATCCTGAATTGGCGCGTTGAAAGCATTGGCGGCGTTAGGGTGCTGACGATGGTGGTGCTGCAAGAAACGCACGACATTCGTGAAGATGACTTCACCACGCTAGAGGTGACGCGGTATCGCGTTCTTGATCTGACAGAGCAAGGATATCGCGTTCGCGTCATGACGCAGGAGGGGGCGACGGTTTCCGAAACTTATCCACTAATGCGTGGCCGCCCATTGCAGCGGATTCCGTTTATCGTGCTAGGCGCGAACAGCAGCACCACCAACGTGCAAAAGCCGCCGCTGCTTGATCTCATTGATGCCAACATCGCGCACTATCGCAACTCTGCCGACTATGAGCATGGCTTGCACTTCACCGGCTTGCCGACGCCTTATGTGGCCGGCGTCCAGCTTGACGAAGGCCAGACGCTTAATCTTGGCAGCAAGACGGCTTGGGTGTTTCCCGATCCATCAGCCAAGGCGGCGTTCCTTGAGTTTACCGGGCAGGGCCTGTCCACCATCCGCGAGGCCATGAAGGATAAAGAAAGCCGCATGGCCGCGCTTGGCGCGCGCTTCCTGTCTGATGACAAGCGCAGCGCAGAGGCTTTCCAGACGCTTGAGCTACGCACCAGCGGTGAACGCGCTAACCTGGCCAGCATTTCACGGGCCGCATCGGACGCCATTACACGGGCGCTAAATATCATGGCCGCATGGGTGGGCGCACCCGAAACGGCGCGCTACAGCCTCAACACGGAATACGTCACATCCGCCATCGCCCCAGCCATGATGCAACAGCTTTTGATGGCATATCAGACCGGCGCAATGCCGTTGTCTATCCTGTTTGAAAATATGCAAAAGGGTGAGATTGTTTCGGATGCTATGACTTTTGAGTCATATCAGGCGCAGCTAGATGACGCCGGGCCAAGCATGGCAAACGACGATGAGGATGACGCACCGCCGATTGAAAGCGGGACAATGGCGGCAATCAGGGCGCGGCTTGGGCTGTAATGGAACCGGAGATCATCGCAAGTTTGGTCGAGGCTGTTGCCGCGCTTAATCGGCGCGTCAATGACTTGGGCAGCTTTGAATTGATCGCAGGGCCGCAAGGCCCAGCCGGTGCAAATGGTGAGCCTGGCCCGCCGCCGACTGATGAAGCAATCCGCGATGCCGCTACGGCTTGGCTTGCGGCTAATATCACACAGCCCGCCGCCGGCCAGCCGGGCGCGGAAGGGCCGCAGGGGCCGCAAGGTGACATTGGCCCACAAGGGCCGCAAGGACGCCCGCCAACAGAACAGGAGATCGAACTTGCCGTCTCTATCTGGATGGAAGCAAACCGCGCGGGATTGCGTGGAACTGATGGCCGCAGTGGTAATGACGGCGCTGATGGCCGTGATGGTGCTGATGGTCGGCCTGGCCCTGCTGGCCCTGTTGGCCCTACTGGCGCTGCGGGAATTGGCATTGCGCTGGTGGAACAGCGTAAAGAAGGCTCTTTCTGGATCACGCTAGACGATGGCCGCGAGTTTGAGATTGAACTGCCCAAGGCTGCAAGGCGAATTATAGGCGGCGGTGGTCGAGAGTTGCCGGCTTATATCCACGCAGACAGTGAGCAAAACCAAACGGCGCTGGCCAATATCGCCACGCCGATGCAGTTTGAGCATGTTATTGAGGGCGCTGACATTACAATTGTTGACAATGTGAAGGTGACGTTTTCACGGTCTGGGCTTTATAACATCCAATTCAGCGCGCAGTTGATCAATACAGACAGCCAAGAGCATAATGTTAGCATCTGGCTGGCGCGTGACGGAACCAACGAGCCTGATAGCTGCACTGACATCACGGTGCCAAAAAAGCATGGCGGTGCTGATGGCGCAGCGGTTGCGGCATGGAATTTCTTTTATCGTGTCAGCGCAGGCGAATATTTCCGGCTGATGTGGTCAACGCCAAACACACAGGTTTCGCTTGAAACTTTGCCGACGCGGATTACCCCGACACGGCCAAGGACGCCGGCTGTGATTCTAACCGTTAATCGGGTGGCACCGTGAACGCCGCCGACCGCTTGGCTGATCTTTATACGATCCGCCAGCTAATCCTTAACCGGCTGGCGGCTGGTGAACAGGCGCGGCTTAATCGCCAGTTGCTTGAGGTGTCACGCGAGATTGAAAAGCGGATCAAGAGCGGCAAGCCTCTGACTAGCTTTCAGGGTAAGCGGCTGGATCGGGCCATCGCTGACTTGCAGAAGCTGGTGAAGATCACGCAACCGAACCTAGGTGACTTAGCGGCGCTAGAGGCGGCGTTTGCCCGGCAGGCGTTCGCCACCATTTCCATTGATGCCGTGTTGCCTGGCGCGTCTGTGATTGACCGGATCGCCAGCACAAGCCTGGTGCAAGGCGCAACGATGGGCCAATGGTTCCGCCGCATCCGTGACCAAATCGCCTTTGACATTGAGCGGGCCGTCAAAACGGGCGTGGTGCTGGGCGACACCAATGAACAGATTGCCCGATCAATTGTTGGCGACGGAATGCGCGGGCCAGAAGCGTTTCCGCGTGGCCGACGTGACGTTATGGCAGTCACCCGAACGGCGGTGCAGACGGTGGCCAATGATGCCCGGCTTGCCACGTTTGAGGCCAACGCGAACGTGATCAAGGCGGTGCAGTGGATTAGCACCCTAGACAGCCGCACCAGTGATATTTGCATTGCGCGATCCGGCCTTGTTTGGACGCTGCCCGGCTATAAGCCGCAGGGCCACAACATTGAGTGGCAAGGGCCGCCGCCCGCGCATTGGGCTTGCCGATCCACCATTATCCCGATCACAAAGACGTTCCGCGAACTTGGCCTAGACATAGACGAAGTGCCGGCATCCACTCGCGCCAGCATGGATGGGCAAGTGGCCGCCGATCTGACTTTCGGCGATTGGCTGAAAGGCAAGCCCGTTGAGTTTGCTGATGAGATGCTAGGCAAGGGCCGCGCCCAGCTTTGGCGTGATGGCAAGATCACTTTGCAGGACTTGCTAAACGCGCAAGGCGTTCCGCTAACGCTGCGGGAATTGCGTGAGAAATACGGCTAATCCGCTACCTTGTTATTGACATCATAGTTTGTTAAAGTATCTGCGCTTGCAGCATGGGTTGCGCCCATGTTGGAGTTAACGGCCAGTGGCCATCAGTCCAGAGGACGCCAAGAATGAGCGAAGGCAATAGCGAGATTGAAGAACTGAAAGCGGCGGTAGACGCACTGAGTGCGAAAAACCGGGAACTGCTGGGCGAATTAAAGACGGTCAAAGCGAAGGCGCGGGGCGCTGACATTGACCCGAATGAATTTGCAGCCTTGCAAAGCGCCAATGAGGAACTTTTCGCCAAGCTAACCAAAGTCGAAAAGGAAAGCGGCAAG